GCGGTTATAGTCATTAACTCCAGTACCTAACACACGACCTTTCTTATCGAAGGCTGTAGCGATGATTTCATAGCGTTTACGTGTCATTACAGCTTACGAGCCTGTTTAAGTTTGTGTTGGATACCTGCAAGTACTTTGTGTTGACGCTTTAGCTTACGTTGCTGATTACGGTAGTAATTCATCATGTTGAAGTAAGTTTCGCTGTCTTTATCATCAGGGTTACTCTTGTGCCAGAGTTGATCGATACGACCCTTCAAAAATTCTAAGGCATCTTCATCTGCAGATAGTACCTCAGAAAGACCTTGTGTAAGTGCTTGTAGTTCTTCTGTGGTGAAAGATACAGCACGATGCGTTTGTGCGTAAGACTTCAAGAATTGCTCAAGCTTGTTACTTGTGAGCACAGCTTCCTGCAAAGGTTTGCCTTGCATTGCACGTTCAGCTTTTTCCCATACAATCTCAGCTAGTGCTAGTTCACCGTCTTCAAGACCAAGGCGATCAATCATATGAGCAAATTCAGGTTTCAAGATCATGTTAAGTTCCTTTCGGTTTCGTTGTTGAAGCCTGTATCATAGCACAAGAATTTAGCTTTGCAACAACTTATGCAAATAAATTTATTTTGCACAAAGTACTTGACAAGATTTGAACTTGAGCTACAATCCCAAACGGGACGAGGGACGGAAGGGACAAGTGAAGGGTGACAAGCTCGGGGTTCATCGCTGAAGTTCATCCTGAAGTAACTTAAGTTATAACATGAGTTTAACTTCAGTTATAGAGTACAATACATGATACAATGCATGTTCATACAGTAAAGTAATTTAATCAACCTAAAGGAGATATGTGCAGTTACAAACAAAGATTGGTAACACAGGTACAAAAGTTGTGGTACAATTCACGTTGACTGATGAACGTGACATCGATTGGGAAACACTCAAGGTATACTTGTATGATCATCCTGAAGTTGATATCACAGATTTGATCGGTGATGAGTGGTCGTTAGAAATCTCAGAAGATATCTATGCTAATGCAGATAGACTTGTGCAAGAATCTAACGATGATGTTGAAGTTGAAGCGTATATTACAAACCAAATGTTTAAGGAGTAAGTTATGACACACGTTATCTGCAATGAATGCGAGACAGTAAAGCACTGTATGCAAAATGGATGCATACCAAAGGTTAACACCTTCAAAGAAAAACCTGTAGTGTACTATTACGGTGTACCGCAGTTGTACAACTGGAATGACGATGTGCGCTATCCTGTAGCAAGATTGCAGTATGTCATTGGTCATCCTAATCTTGGTAACTGCAGAAATGTACGTACATCAACAATCTTGAACATATATTTCGATGGTACAATTGAGACTAAGAATACAATTTATAAACCACTTGCATACGAGGATATGGGATCATGAGTCAACCAGAAGTAACAACTGAAGTTCCTGCACAAGTTGTATTTGAGCTTTGTGATGAATATTTGACATCTTTAGAGAAAGCTAAAGAGCGAACCAAAAAGAATTACTATCATTACTACATGAAGCAAACAAAGTTTTCTTTGTGTAAAATGCAAAGAGTGCCTGAGTATTCGCACGAAGAAGCACTAGAACGTGCAGAAAACAGTGCATATTTTCAACTTAACACTGGTGGTCAAAAAGCTGTAGTAATTAAAATTAAAAACTTAGCTTTTCGTGATTTATCTGCTACAATGCAAGTTAACTATGAAGCTTGGCACATCATACATAATCGATTCACTGCAGTTAAACCAGAGAATGCAACATATGATTTTGAATGACAATTATCAAGAAGCTATTGCACGAATACAAAGTGCATACATCTTATGCTGTGGTGGTTACTATGAACCTAAGAGTGAAAGAGACTATCAGTTATCACTTGTGTTAAGTAAGTTGTTGAAAGAACTAGGAGAACTACCTTGAAGCTAAAGAAAACAGACATTAAAAACATTCGTCTAACATGGCAAGAAGTTAAAAACGATGGTACAATCAGTGCTCGTTCTTACGCTTGTGATGATAAAAGTGCAAGCTGGCATCTGATGCAAATGCGTAAGAGTCCTTCACTTCGTAACATTAAAATGGAAAAGCTTTGAATAAAGCTGCAAAGGAGAAACTATGAGTACAGCAGAAGAGCGTATGCAAAATGAAATTGACCAACTAGAGCAAGAGAATCGTTTGTTACGTGCTCGTAATGACAGGTTGCAAGCTGAATTGAAAGCAGCACCTGTGCAGGAGCCTGACGATGATTTGACGCAAGCACTGATTGAGCGCGACGAATATCACTCCATTGCCGATCAGCTTGCTGAAGTAATCGCCCAAATCACTGGCGCAGATATTGGAGAGCACACCAGTTCAAATTTTCCGTGGCATAACGCACTGGACGCCGCAAAAGAGTGGATTGCCACCCCACCCGCAGAAGAGATCGTTTGCAGCACAGGGCTGTGCCATTACCGCAAGCCGCTGACGGATGAGGAGATTAAACAACTTGCAGATAAGCACTTAGACGTAGGCGACGGGGAACGCGGTACGCATTATGTGTTTGGTGAAATTGAATTTACCCGTGCCATCGAAGCCAAATTAAGGAGAAGAACACATGAATAAAATACAAGAAGCTTTAAATGCACTTGATGAAGTAAAACAAGCTATTAATACAGCGTATGCTGATGGTTATAAAGCTGGTATGAAACCTTCAGAATGGGTTGATCTAACCGACAGACAAATCGAAAGTATCTTTCTTGATGCAGGTTGGTCATGGGGTGGACAAGCTGATATGTATCTACCTGCAGTAAGAGAAGTTTTGGAATTATTTAAGGAGGTTAACGAATGATCAAACTAATTTTTGTGCTATCATTAGTAACACTGATTGTAGCAATGGTCTTTTTCTTTTTTAAAGAGTCAGATGCATCTGCAAAGTGGAAAGCAGTGAAAACTGTGTTATACTTGCTGTTCTTCGGATTCATTGCTATGTCAATTCTGGTTGGTATTGTTATTTTGTTTTAATCAAAGGAGTATTTATGAAATTTATGAAAAGCGTTATTCTTGCCGTTGCAGTTGCTATTGCTTCTGTAGGTTGCACTCGTATTGGTACTGGTGAGGTAGGTGTTCGTGTTGATGCCTACAAACAAGTACAAGGTACTGAGCTTCTTCCCGGTTCAATGCCTCAAACTATTATTGGTAATGTATTAACATTTCCCACACGAGATATCCAAGTTAGCCTTGATAATAAAGGTTATCAAACAGGTGACAATACAAAGCTGAGTGATTTTGATATTACTATGGTGTACAGTATTGATCAAGGTAGCGTTGCAGAGTTGTACTCACAAAAGTCTAAGAGCTTTCACTTTGTAGAAAAAGATGGTGATGTACTCTTAATGGCAACCTACATCGAAACTGCTTTGAACAACGCAAGCTACAAAGCTGTCCGTGCCTATAAAGCCCTTGAAGTTGGTGATAAGCGTGAAGCCCTTGAGAAATCTATTCTCGAACTGGTACAAGAAAAACTAGACGAAGATAACCTATCTAAAGCTATCAAAGTAACCTCCGTTGCTATTCGTTCTATTCTACCTAACGAAGAGATTCTGAAGTCAGCAACAGAATATGTTAAAGCCCAAAATGAACTGCGTATTAAAGAAACTGAAGTAGCTATTGCCAAGAAAGAGTCTGAGCGTATGGCAGCATTGGCATCTAATTCAGGTCAAAGTATTCAATACATGAATGCTCAGGCACAAATGAAGATTGCAGAGGGTATTGCAGCAGGGAGGGTAAATACAATTGTTGTACCAATGGATTTCAAAGGTATGATTAACGTTAAGTAATACAGGGAGGGTTTCGGCTCTCCTTTTATTGTTTGGAGAAACACATGAAATATTACGTAACAGTCCAAATTGAAGAACAAATTGAATGCGATGTGTGCAATGAAGCTGAAGCTATCAAATATGCATTACAATTCTTTGATGCCTCTGCACATGACCCTGAAATTATAGAAGTATGGAGTGAAGATGAACAATGATCAAATAATTTGCAACGCTATCATGACACCCGATGGTACATACCTGCGTAGCTACAATCGACATGACTACAAAGAGCACCTAGATAAAGTATCTGGTGAAACCTACATTGTAGACGGTGGTAATGATTACTTGCGCCGTAGCATAAATACAACACCTGCTACACCAATGGATGTATACCTGAGTGATCCTTTTGAAACTATTCGTAGAAACTTCGTATGGAAATCCTATGGTAAGAACGGTGAACTTGCTCCTGATGGTATTTATATTTTACTACACGCTATGGATACCGATCATATTCATGCTATACTTGAGACTCAAACGCAAATCAAGGGAACTTACGTAGAGAACTTGATGAAACAAGAGTTAGCTTATCGAAAGGAAGATTATGTCAGAAGTTGAACAGTTTTGGTCTAAGGTCGCTGAGAAGTTCGGTGACAAGCGCACATGGCATCAGTTAAACCCAATGGAGCAACAGATGGTCATCCAAGGTATTAACATGATCTTGCAGGTGTTGCAACATGAACGTACCTAAATTAATTTGGCAATCACCTAAATTTTTCTACTATGCTGGTTTATACTTGAAGCTTGGTAACAAACGATATCGCATTTTTAAAGTAGGAGCACGATGATGACAATTCCAGAAGGCTTTAAGCCAATGTTAGCTGTAGAACACAGCAAAGTGAAAACACAAAATTTTCCATACTATCTATCTGAAAAGCTTGATGGTATTCGCTGTATTGTTTTTGGTGGTGCAGCGTATAGTCGCAGTTTAAAGCTTATTCCTAACTTGAGCATTCAAGCTTATGTTAATTATTGGGCACACATCTTGGAAGGTTTTGATGGTGAATTGATTGTCGGTGATAAAAATGCACCTGATGTTTTCAATCAAAGTACTTCTGGAGTAATGCGTATTGAGGGTGAACCAGACTTTACCTTTTGGGTGTTTGACAAGTATATTTCTGGTACTGAATACACAAGTCGCATTGGTAAAATTGATGTTAATAAACTACCAGATCGTGTTAAATTTCTACCACAATTTTATGTAACAAAACAACATGACGTTGATGAATGGGAAGCAAATTTTCTAAAACGAGGTGCTGAAGGTGTAATGCTTCGTGATCCACACAGTATGTATAAGTGTGGTCGCTCTGGTACTAAAACACCAGAACTACAAAAGGTCAAACGCTTTGTTGACAATGAATTTGAAATCATTGGTTGGGAGCCTAAGTACACCAACACCAATGAAGCAAAGACTAACGAGCTAGGACGCACAGAACGCTCTACAGCTAAAGAAGGTATGGTAGCCTTAGATACAATGGGATCGTTGATTCTATGCACCTCTAAAGGCGATACATTCAGTTGTGGCAGTGGTATGACTGATGCCATTCGTGCTGACCTGTGGGAACGCAGAGAAACATTGATGGGTCAACTTGCAAAAGTTAAGTATTTTGATGTTGGAACAGGATATAATGTACCTCGCTTTCCAGTGCTAGTTGGTATCCGGGATAAGGATGACCTATGATTCATAAAAGTATAAGTGCGCTACCAAAATATCAATTAATTTTATTCGGAGTATCTGAAATTTTTGATGGATTTGTTACAGTATTATCTTTGGGTATGTTAACATCACATCTTTCAATGAGAGTAATCTCTAATTTTACACGTAAACATCATCAAAGGAGAAACAAATGACAGAACGTAAATTAGCTACCATCAGGAAAATCTCAGAAGTAAGAGCCATTCCAGAAGCAGATAAAATCTGTGCGTATGGTGTAGATGGTTGGTTCGTAGTAGATACAGTGGATAAATACTCTGTGGGTGATTTAGTGGTGTTTCTGGAAGTGGATAGTTTTGTGCCAACAGAACTTGCACCGTTCCTATCCAAAGGTAAAGAACCAAGAGAATACGAAGGTATTAAAGGAGAAAGACTGCGTACAGTAAAACTACGTGGTCAAATCTCACAAGGTTTACTATTACCAGTAACACAGTTTGATGAGACACGTTGTATGTTGCCACAAGTGCAGGTTGAACTTGGTGATTTTACAACAGGTTCTAAAATGGTTTACATTGGTGATGACGTAACAGAAGCACTTGGCATCATCAAATGGGAACGCCCAATGAATGCTCAACTCGCTGGTATGGCACGAGGTAATTTCCCTGCACTAGTACCAAAGACTGATCAAGAGCGTATTCAGAACCTTACTCGATCTTTTGAGCAATATCAGCTTGATACGTGGTCAATCACAGAAAAACTTGATGGTTCCTCTTGCACATTCTATCTAGATGATGAAGATGTATTTCATGTGTGCTCACGTAACTTAGACCTGAAAGAAGACGAAGCAAATTCATTCTGGAAAGTAGCTCGTAAGTTTGATATTGAAGGTATCATGCGTAGGAACTTTATGAAGGGTATGGCAATTCAAGGTGAAATGATCGGTGAAGGTATCCAAGGAAATCAGTACAAAGTACAGCTTGACTTTTATGTGTACGACATGTACAATGTTCACACAGGGCAATACCTGTTGCCCGTGCAGCTTGAATCAGCATGTGAAAAGCTCGGGTTAAAGCATGTACCTATCTTGGATGAAAACGCAAGTATTAAAGATCATACGATTCAAAGTCTGTTACAATATGCAGAAGGTAAATCGGTACTCAACGGCAGCGTCAGAGAGGGTTTAGTTTACAAGAGTAACACTGTACATGATCGAAGCTTTAAGTGCATAAACAACTCGTGGCTTCTCAAAAATGAATAAACTATAAGGAGTAAAATGGCAGCTTTCATCAGACATACAAGTTGTGATAAATGCGGCAGTTCAGATGGTAGAGCGGTGTATCAAGACGAATCAAGTCACTGTTTCGTTTGTGAGCACACAGTACCATCTGAAGAGTTCAAAGAACAAAATCAAAAGAAACCCTCTAGAGTTCGCTCTAGTGTTAAAAAGGAAGAGAACATGGAAGTTAAACTTAGTAGTAAACCTGCATTGACACCAGAAGAGAACTCAGAGATTAAATCTGAAACTTCTGTCAAGGCTAAAGGCTTTCGTGGTATTGACGATAGTGTCTACGCAAAATTCGGTGTACGTCACGCTTTTGCAGAGGATACAGGCGAAGTTATGGAGCAGTACTACCCTTGCACACAAGAAGGTCAGTTAGTGGGTTATAAGGTCCGTGAAGTACCTAAGAACTTTTATTCCAAAGGTCGTACTGGCGCTGATTGTGAGTTATTCATGCAGTTCAAATTTAACCGTGGTGGCAAATATGTAATTATCACTGAAGGTGAAATTGATGCTCTATCTGCATATCAAATGCTTTCAGAATACAACACGAACAAAGGTTGGGACTTTGAAACTGCAGTTGTAAGTCCAACTACAGGTGCTAATTCACACAAACAAATTGCAGGTCAATATCGGTTCTTTGAATCATTTGATCAAATTATCATTGCTTACGATAACGATAAAGCAGGTCAAGAAGCGGTTACGAAATTAATCCCTGTCTTACCGAAGGGTAAGGTTAAGATTATGAAGTTACGTCACAAAGACCCGAATGAGTACTTGGAAAAAGGCGAGAATAAAAACTTCATTTCTGATTTTTATAATGCTGAACAATATACCCCTGTAGGTGTTGTAGGCAGCGGTAGTATTTCAGAAGCAATGCGTGAAGAGTTTAAAGTACCTAAAATTCCATTACCTCCGTTTATGCACAAACTACAGAATATGATGGCAGGTGGTGTACCACTTGGTCGTATTGTTAATCTAGGTTCTGCATCTGGTACAGGCAAAAGTACAATTATTGATGAAATTGTTTATCACATGATTTTCAATTCTCCGCATAAAGTTGGTATTGTTACTCTTGAAAGTACAACAGGTCAATATGGTAATAAACTACTGTCTCGTCACATCGGTTTAAAACTCGAATTGAAAGACAATGACGAAGCTCTTGCTGTTCTTGAAAAACCTGAAACCAAAGTTAAAGAACACGAATTGTTTTGGACAGGTGAAAATGAACACAGGTTCTGGCTAGTTGATGATCGTGATGGTGGTGTAGAAAACATCAAAGAAGCAATTGAAAATTTAATTATTGCCTGTGGTTGTAGAGTTATTGTGCTTGACCCTACAAGCGATTGCATTGGTACTCTACCTAACGAAGAGCAGGAAGGTTTCTATGCATGGCAAAAAGGTATGGTGAAATCTCACAATTGTACCTTCTATAATGTTATGCATACTCGCAAAACTTCTAATGGTCAGAAAGCAGGTAGTGCTGGTGCTGATTTACACGAAGAGGATATTCAAGGTAGTTCCAGTGCATATAAATCTGCAGCTTGTAACCTTATGTTTTCTCGTAACAAAGAAGCAGAGGACGAACTTGAGCGTAACACCACTGTAATGAAAGCTACTAAGATTCGTTGGACAGGTAAAACAGGTATTGCTGGTAAGTATTACTATGATAATGAAAAGCACACCTTGTATGACTTAGATGATTGGCTTAATGAAAACGGTGGTTAATTAACCTTGACTTTGAGATTCTCCTGTGATATAATAGATGTATATTATGGGAGAATCTTATGAGTAAATATGAAATTGGTGAAACTCATGGCAGTAACAATTCTTTACTAGTTATTGACAAAGTAAAAGTTGCGGTGGGTAAGTCTGAGAAATTAAAATACAAAGTTCAATGTCAAATATGCAAACATGACAAAGAATTACACGGTAATGCTGAATATCTAATTTATCCTGAATATTTTGTAAACGGTAAATTACCTTGTGGTTGCTCTAAGTCTACTAGATATTCTGAAGAACAATGGAAAGTAATTGTAAAAAGAAAAGCATTTTACAACAATCATGAGTTTATTAGTTTTGTAGATGAAAAATATGTTGATCAAAACACAAAGTTAATTTTAAAATGCAATACTTGTAGCAATACTTGGAATTCCTGTTCTTTATCAAATTACATCAAGAATAGAGGTTGTCCAACTTGCGCCGACTCATCAAGAATTAAAAAGCACACCACAAGTGACACTGAGTGGATAAGTAGATTTAGAAATACTGGCTTTTTTCCAAATGATCAATATTCGTTTCAAAGAATAACACCGACTGGTAGAACTTGGAAGGTGGTATGTACTTCTTGTGATCCATCTAAAGAATTCTTAGCAGATAGGGCAAACTTAACTGCTGGAAAAATTCCTTGTGATTGTGGTTTTGGTGGGGGATTTGATGTTAATAAAATTGGTTATTTTTATATTCTTAAAGTCAAAGTTGACAACGAAGTATTCTTAAAATATGGTATAAGTAACTTTTATAGAAGAAGAATTGTTGATCATCTAAGAACACTTAAAACTGTAAAAGGTGAAATTTTAGAAAAACAAGTATTTACTGCAAGTGGAAATGTAGTTCTGAATATTGAGTCTGAACTTAAAAGAGAACTACCTGTTCACAATAGGTTGCTAGATGGATTTAGAAAAGAATCTTGTTCTTTAGATTTTTATACTAAAATATTAGATAAAGTAACATCGAATCTTGACATGAAGAAAGTTATCATTGATAGTTGACATAGGCCTCAAGTTGTGATAGACTTGGGGCTTATTTATTTGGAGGAAAGCAATGGATCGCACGAAAGATTGGGTTTGGGATATTGAGACATACAAGTATGCTTTCACTTTCAGCATTGTTCGTGCCGATGGTAAGTTCAAGAAGACATTTGAGGTATCTGCTCGTATGAACGAAGTAGATCGTATTCTTACATGCCTTGACTACTTGCATGACAATGATCATCGCCTTGTAGGGTTTAATTCCTGTGGTTTCGATTACCCAATTGTTCACAAGTTGATTGAAAATCGTGATGCTCTACCAAAGACAGGTAAGGCACTTGCTGCTAAAGTATTTCATTGGGCACAACAACAGATCGATAGTTTTAAGAATGATGGTTTTGGTTACACAGTAAAAACTGAAGATCAATACGTCAAGCAAGTTGATCTGTATCGCATCTGGCACTTCAACAACAAAGCTAAATCT